CATATGTGAATCTCCTATTCAAATAGTCTAATATTATCAGCAGTTTTCAAGGTTCTACTCTTATACTGAGTGGAACCTTTTTTATATGTCATCATATCTTCTATATCATCTCTTACAACACTAATATATTTTGATTTGAGTAGGAATATATTTCTCTTATCGTTCTCTAATTCACTTTCATATTCATAATTTGTCACTGCTCTGACTGGACTTGTGTTAATGAGTTGTTTCAATCTAGAATCATAATATGAACATGTATAGTTTGATTCTACCTGTAAACCTGCAGGAACAATAACTGCACCACTAGTATTTTTTACTTCGTTAGTTTCGTAATGATGAATACCACCATATACAGTTTCAGAATCCCCATATTTTTCTATAAGATATCCTTCAAAATCAGTCTGAGTAAGTGGCCATTCAGTTTGAATATTGATAATATTATTACAAACAAGAACTAACCAATCTAAATTGGAATCATTATAGAATTCAAATGCAACATTATCAGGTCTATCATTACCTTTGATTTGATACTTAGTGAAGAACGCAAGATTTTGAAAAATATCTTCACGAAGAATTCCTCTTTTGAAGAGATTCTTTACAGTAATGTAATCTGATATCTTAGCATCAGGAAGTCTGCTAACATATTCAAAATTTGGAATCTGACTAAAGTAATTTGACATTTTTAGTAACCTATGTTTGTATCATCAAATTCGTTATAGTCATCATTAAAGATTGGTTCAAGTTCACTAAATGCAAGAGTTAATTCATATGAGACCATTGCACCATCATCAAAGGTTGCATAGTTTCCTTCTGGTGTGTAGTTAACTGCAACTGATTGCAACGCGCATTCTTTAATTCTATTGATAAATTTATTATCCTCATTTTTATGTAGGTATTGAATTCTAAAGGTATTTGGAGATTTCAAGAAAAGATTTGAACTACTTTTCTGAGGAGCAGATCCTTGTTTAAAGAATCTTAAGATTCTAACGATTCGAGCAGATTCTTCTTTACTTCTAGCACTTAATTTAAATTGAAAGGAAAACTGTCTCAATGCTGGTCCTTGGAATAAAAGTTCCATGTTAGGATTGATAACCGCTCCAGTTGTTCTTGTTAACAACTGACCACCAACACCTACAGCAGCACCAGCAAATGCATTTGCAATTGCAGTTTTTGTTTCTCCCGCATTTGATGATATTGTGTTTGCAATATTTTGTGCTTCCTGAAACATGTTAGAAAATCCTTCTTGGATTCCTGTTAACGCAAGAGCAGCACCAGCTGCTTCAAGTGCATTCATTTTTTGTCCAGACCATTCAACAGAATTGGAGTCTTGTAATCCTCCTGGAGCAGGGAGAATTACACTTCCCAAAGATGATCTAGCATTTAGTCTTGCCTCATTACTAAATCCATAATTTTGAGTGTTAAAATCTTGAGGAACATACTCAAGCATTGTAAATTTAACTACATCTTGATCATCTGATCTTAAATCTTCTGGATAAACTTCATCATAAAATCCACCTCTTGTACCTTCGAACGTAGGAATATCAGAAGGAGAAATTTCAGTCGTTCCTGATTGATCGGTGGTTTCTGCAGTATTTCCAGATCCACCAGATGCTTTATCGAAGGTTTGATCTGATACTGGATCTACTGTGTTTTCTTTAAGTTCATCTTTTACACTGCTAACTTGCTCATTAACTGATGTACTTAACTGAGAATTAGGATCATCTAATGCTCTTTTTTCTGCTTCTCTTGCATTAGAAGTTAATTCCGTTGTAGTTTTTCCATCCTTATCAGTTGTACTTTCCCTAATTTTTACCGAATCATTTCCATTTGCATCAGTTCTGAAAGTTTCAGTTTTTACTGAACCATCAGCCAACGTAGTTACGTCTGTTTTATAATAGTCTGTTCTTTTATTACGACCAGTGCCTGAAGTGACTACACTTACGTCGCTCGTCTTTGATGCCATTACGCACTACGTTTTTATCTATTTAGTATGAACTTTCCATATTGAAGAGCAAGTAAATCATCAAGTTCTTCTAATCTAACTTCATATAACATCCCTGCAACTTCATTCCAAGTGTAGTTTCTATATTTTCTCCAGTGAAAATTGAGACCTCTAAATCCCCATGCATTTAATTCAACACAAGCAATTAAAGGATGTTGATCGTACTCAATACCAGGTGTTTTTGCATTGTAGATAAATGTATACAATCCACCTTCATCAGGAACAGGTGTTACAGTATTACTCAATGCATCCATAATTGCTATCATTCTATCTTCAGGATCATTTGTTGTTGCAAGTAAATCTTCTCTGATAGGTAGAATGCGATTAGATGATGTCCTTAATTTTTCTAATCGTCTCTGCTCTTCTCTGGCATTAATTTGTGCTTTTACTTCTTCATAAGAAGGTCCACCTGTTCTTCTTTTAGCACGTCTTGCCATTACTTGATACCTAACTCGTCTTCTGTGATGATCTTAAATTGTATTCTCCTATCATCACAAAATTCTTTTGCTGCTTTCCATTTCGCTTGATTGACAGCATAAGTTTTGCATTCATAAAGATATGATTTTGTTTGTCTCTTTGGTTTTTTGGGAGGAACTGTTTGCTTCTTTGGTTTTACTTCGATGATATAAGTTTTTATTTGACCACTACTTTCCTTTACCTTAACAATAAAATCTGGAAAGTATCTGTGAACACGATTATCAACTGGGGATAGGTAGGGAATAAAAAACTCTTCACTTCCCCACTCTAAAATACTTTCATTCAAATCACACCAACGACAGAATTTTCTTTCCCAACTACTGCGACATATAATATTGTTTGGATCACCTTTATATTTTTTGGGGAAAGATGGGTGGTATATACTCTTGTTACTTTCTGCCATACATAATATATAAGGTTAAAAACTATTTATAGATGCCTACCTCAAGGTCAGTTTCACAAATAAAATCGAGTTTGCTTAGACCAGCTTTAACTTCTCACTTTGAAGTTGAAGTTCCTGTATTGGATGACCTTCGTGATATTTTGGGATCTGAACAGTCAAATTTAAATTTGGCATGTGCAGAAGCAACTCTACCAGGATCTCAGTTAGCAACTCTTGAGAACAATAATGACCGTGCTGGTGTTACAGAGAAACACGCATATCGTAGAATGTTTGATGGTCAAATTGATTTAACTTTTTATGTAGATGCTGGCAATTATCTCCCCATTAAATTTTTTGAAGGGTGGATAAAGTATATCATGAATGAAAATACTGATGATGTAAAATCCAAAAGTTATTTTTATAGAGCAAAATATCCTAATGATTACATGAGTGATCAAGGATTAGTTGTAAGAAAATTTGAGAGAGATTATAAATCAACCTTGACCTATAATTTTGTTAGATCTTTCCCTCTCAGCATTTCATCAATGCCAGTTACATATGATTCATCTTCACTTCTAAAGTGTACAGTAACGATGAGTTATATTCGTTATTATGTTGATGAAATAACTTTACCACAAACAACACAACCACAAGTTGCACCAACCACACCTACTGCACAAGCACAATTTAATGCTAGTAATTTGACTTTACCTGGTCTTGAGGGTGCTGGTGCCTTAGCACCTAATACTAATAGTGGTGCCATTGACAGGAGAGTTGAGGCAGGACTTCCTGGAGTTGGTAGAGTTACATTTGTAGAACCTAGTATATTTGATACTGACTATAATTTTAGAACCAATACTTTGAATCGCTGAAACGCAAATAAATAATCACATCTGAAAAACACTATAGGACATTATGCCTTTACCAAAGATTGCAACGCCATTATATGAACTTGAATTGCCATCCACTGGGGAAACGATTCAGTATAGACCTTTCCTTGTCAAGGAAGAGAAAGTTCTTGTGCTTGCTTTAGAAAGCGAAGATACAAAGCAAATCACAACAGCAATTAAAACAGTTATCAAAAACTGTATCAAAACTAGAGGAATCAAAGTAGAGAATCTTCCTACTTTTGATATTGAATATTTGTTCCTTAATATTCGTGGTAAGTCTGTTGGAGAAGAAATTGAGGTAAGTGTTACTTGTCCTGATGATGAAGAAACTCAAGTCTC